TCTCCTCGCATCAAAATCTCATGTTTGAAAATGGAACTACCGTACCCCTTGATTTTGAACTTCACCACAATAGACACGGCACTTCTATTCGGCTCCGTCACTACTCGCACCTGCTCCACCGACACCCTGTTGTCCCACCGCTCAATAGACTCCTTCACCTCATGAGCAATGAACTTTATCATCGTCGAATCAATGTTCTCAAAAACCATACTGCCCAAACTGGACCCAAACTCAGGAAGCATGACGCGCTCCCCCCTGCGTGTCCGAAGAATATTATCAATAGAGCCCATCACAGACGCCACATTCTCCACAATCTTGATGTCACCCTGACCATCTGGAACAATCCTAGGATCAAGATCAGACCAAATCACTCCGATTTTATCACTTACTGCCATTTGTCACCCCGCATACACCTTTCTATCTGGTGGATTCATTACTGCTCCACATCCAGCCTTAGCACCAGAAGTCACAATCAACTTTCCATTAATACGTGTCTTGGTTATAATGGCAGTTATGGAAGTCACCCCATGATCTTTTTTGGGGCACGAGTGCATAGCACCCGTCACTGCCATCACAGTACCCGCCGCAGAAGCTGTACCATCCTGCCCAGATGAGATAATTGTCCCACCATGAGAACTAGAATCCCCCAAGCAGGCCACTACACGACTCCCACCCACCAATCTTCGTAAGAATTCTGTGGCACCTAGCAAAAATGTTCCAAACCTACTCATTGGTAATTACCTCTGGCTCAACAGGAACCTCTGGCTCAACAGGAACCTCTGGCTCAGGAACCGGAGAAATGTAATTTTTCATGCTTTGCAACACCGTAAGTACGGGATTGATATTACTGAGCCCACCCGCCCTCAAGATCACATCACAAAGCTGCTCAACCAATTTTCTAGCTTCTTCATCTACAAGAATTTTCATGATACCTTCTCCTATTTCGTGGTAATCAATCTTGAACCGACCGTGTCAATTTCATAGTGCATGCCAACAGTAGCCGCAAGAGCATCGCCCACGTAGACGTCACCAGCAGCAGTGATACGCTTCAGCTTGAAGAGTAACTGATCTCCGATCTTGAAATTAGTTCCGGTGATAACGGGTAGATCCGAGCGCTCAAAAGCATACTGGGTATCAAAGGCTGTCTCTACGACAATTGTAGTTGGAGCATCAAGTGTTAGGGTGTCGCGTGCTACGGTATACTCAAGCTCCCACTTAACTTGGTCTGTCCCCGTTGGTGCTGCGATCCCCTGCCAGTGGATATGGAACGTGATGTCTGAGCCCTCTTTGTAGTCGTGTTGAAACTCAATAGCCCCTGACACTGACTCACCAGTGGCAAACCCCAGGCAGGCTATATCTGTATCAGCCCCGGCTTCATCATAGTACGAAACGACTGTGGGCCTTGTGGCCCCCGTTCCTGTGCCCAGATTCAGAGTACCGACGTTAGCGTCTCTCCATACGGTCGCGGCCCCGTGAAATTCTAAGGTGCCATCTGTCTCAAATTCGGAGAAGTTAGTAACACTGTCCCCGAATCTTGCGTCACCTACTACATCTAGCTTCGCTGCTGGCTGGTCTGCCACACCTCCCCCAATAATCACGCTACCAAGAAGAACCTGAGTATTATAACTTTCTACTGAAGAATTGATCCTGATAACAGACCGATTATTCGCTTGAATTTCAAAATCAAAATCATTCAGCGTACCTAGATATCCCCGGCCAGTTCCAACAAAAAACATTTGTGCATAGGTAGTCGTATCTCCATTTTTATTTGACATAAAAAATGGGGAACCCGTTACTACATGTAGTGCATATGCCGGGGTATCACCTATTCCAAGACTTGTGAACGCGGGACTATCCCCAGTCCCCAGACCAAGGGAAGTTCGGGCTGTATTCCCGGATTCAGCTATCCACCCAGAGGCAGAGCCAACGATGAAGTTCCCATCGGTATTGGCTATGGCGGCTATGGAATCGAGATCGGCGTCCCACGCTTGCACATTTGTGCCAATCACCAACCCCAACTCAGAAGGTGTTACAGTATGCGGATTGCCAGCCACCAGTTGAGAATGACTGTACCCTGTATCCCATTGACCCGCAACCGTTGGATCTACATTCAATGTCACATTGCCATCAATTGTCCCGCCACCCGACAAATCTGTACCAGCTAGGACAGACACACTAGAGTGTGCTACATGCTCATCAAGTACAAAACCATCCAGATCATCATGCCCACCATAATCCAAATCTGTGCCCGAGACAATCAAGGCTTTTCCATCGCCCTTTGCAGCCTCATCAACCGTCTGTGATCCTATCACAAGACGCTCACTCTCCAATGTCCCTGCAGTCATATGCAAGGCCACCTGATCCCCAGAGCTGTGAGAAACAGCAATAGTGGACTCTTGGGCTCGTTGAACATTGAAAACCTCACCAGCCCCAGAGTAGACTGCTACCATAATTTCTGTACTGGGATCATCTGCCGGATTAGGATAAATATCCATATCCCACACCACCAGCACCACACTACCCGACGTAGGAACATTATTCCCTGAGGCCAGAGTGATTTGAGACGCAGCAGCTGAGATGTCAGATGCCAGTTCCCCATATGAAAAATTTGCAAATGTATAAGCCATAATCACGCCTACGGATTCAAGTCTATTTTAGCCCCAGTCACTGTGATGTCCCCAACAGCAGTCACATCTATCTTCCCACTAGCATTGATGGTCACATCAGAAGCATCTATTGTGACATTCCCACTCCCATCCATCTGAACATATTTCCCGGTAGAATGAGTCAACTCCACAACACCAGATGCATCATCCACGTAAATCACAATACCACTAGGTGTTTTTGTGACCCGACGATCCGGATAATTTGTAGTTCTCTCAGTCGGAAGCCCATGCACACCATCAGGCGCAGCCGCAAAATACACTGGCTGATTGTAATCCCCACCCTCAAAGAAACACCATACCGCAGAATCCACCTCAGGAACACAAAACGATCCATGTCCCGACCCTGCGCCACCACCAAACGAGAATGGCATCGCTGGCGCAGCCCATGGCAGGTATTGCGTATCAATGCCCTCAAACAGAATAGGAACACAAATACGAACCCGCCCCCGCTGCTTGGGATCATCATTGTCTTTCACAATGCCCCTAAGGAACCCCTCAACCTTCCATGTGCTCTTTCTAATCTTCATCATCTCTTCCTTTGAGTTGACTCTTTCAAAGTCGTCTCGTTATCTGTATCAATTCCACACCTAGTCAACAGAAGATTAGACATGAATGTATTGCCCAAAAGATGAACCACGCGCTTTACCATCCAATAACCAGAATTCTGATGCACAAACATTTCACCCTGACCCATCGTCTCACTGAAGAGGACCTTCACCAAACTACCTGGAGATATATTCTCCATGCCCCATGTAGACGCCCACATGTGGATTGACTCTGTGTTCTTTCGATAAAACATGTTCCGAATGCGTCCCTGGAAATTTGATGAGAAGTCATTCGATCTCCCAGACCCCAAAAGCGTTAAGCTGTCCGCATCACGATCACTGTCCACCAAGAAGAACTCACTCAAGGCCGGACAATTATCTAAACTCACAGATTCAGTCACACATGTGCCATTCTCATAATCCCAATAACTGTACGCCTGCTGTGAAGCACCAAAGTCCGCCAAAAGCTGAGAGTTGTCATAGATTCGGTAATCCACAATTGGAATGTAATCCTCAAATTCATTAGGTGCCACAATCAGATTAACTGCCACAGGAGACACAAACAACTCATCGATACTTTTGAACACCAACACCTGCTTCCCAAGCACATTCTTGATGAAACAATAGTACCCAGCCTCACCACTATGGCCCAGCAAATTATCCTTCAGATACTGAAGCATCCTTGCATCTGTCCAACTGGGCTGCACAAACGTTTTCTCAAAAGACAATGAGGACCCAATTTCTGTTTCCTTGATTCCCAAATCCTCATCCACAATAGACTCCAACTGGCTCTTCAAATTGCCAGTGAAAACTCGACTCCTCTGCTTTGTCAGCAATGTCGGAACCCTCAAGAGTCCCTCCACCTCATATATATCACCATTCAAGATATTTCTACGCTTCACATCAAACTCAAAATAATTCAAGTCAGACATGTCCTCGCTCCTGGTAAACTCCAACCCAATGACATTTGCTGTCTTGTCATATGGAGCCACCCCACTAAGAATATGGGTCGCATCACGAAGAATCATTTTGAATGACGGAAGAAGACGATCAATGTCCAATGTGACCGTCATCTCCTGTATCATCTGAGGAAAGACAGGAACTATCGCCCCTCCGATAGTGACATTCAACATATAATTGCCAGAAAGATTCACAGCTATGCTCTCCGCAGACGATACTTCTTCTGAAAGTTATAGACATCAATACGATTCGGAACAATCAATACAGTTCCCGGATCAATATCCACCAATGGATTAGAGATATCATTCACCAACAATAGCACCCACCAAAGCGATGGAGTCCCATACATCTTATCCGAAATCTTATCTGGACGCATATCATCCTCACCAATCACTCGATAGTACACCGGATTATGCGTCATCTCAAATTTGGACAATGGGTTGTGCAAAAAATCCAACTGCACAATATCATCCACTGTGAACTTTTGATAAAACTTTGATCTATCCATCACTCACCACCATTCGACACTCTCGCTCGATCATAAGCCAAACTCAAGCTCTCCATTGTAGGCATTTCATATGTCTCAAAAACTATGTTCACATCCGCACTAATTGGAAAACCTTCCCTTGTAAATTTAGGAGGAAAAGACACAGCAACAGAAGACACAATCACATTCCAAAATGCCACCAAATTACCCAACTCAACGATGATATACTCACCATTCTTGGACCTACTGAAGTACTCTGTAACGCCCTTCAACAGCGTATTCTTCCCCTTGTACTCAACGAGACCATTCAACAAATATGGAGTAGGCCCTGGAGGACCCAACAAAATTCCCCTAGAATCCGGATTATCCGGATCTACCGATGGCTCAGAGGGCAGCGCCAAAGCCTGAAGTACTCTACATGGTTCCACGACCTCCCTCTTTGCATCATTCACGGCCTCGAATTTAAGACGCAACGACATTATAAGGGGTGAAGTTCCAGACCACATTCTTCTCGTTGTGGCTCTGGTCACTATAGATGTCTTGCCACCTGTAGCCACCTGGGCCATTGCATTCGCCGCAGCAAAAATACCAGCTGGAACAATTGGTGTCCACACACTGGCCACCTTCAACTGAACACTATCCTGCATAAGTCCAATCACACTGGTATGACTACGATATGAGGTGATTTTCACTTTGTATGCTTCCGGAACCATGCCCCCATCTGAAGCATACCCAAGGATGTTACTTATGCCACCATTGCCCCCACCCCGTGCTCCCCCACCAGAGCCAGTAGCACCACCAGCATCACTTAAGAATTCTTCCTCTACGAACATGATCAATCCCCCATTCCCAGATTGCCATTGGAATGCTCTACCAAAAGAGTATCGGAAGAATCATGCATGTCAATGTGCCACTCAGGACCAACATTTCCTGAATATTTCTCCTCTGACTCCCTTTCACGTCTCTCCCAATTTTCATTGGCCTTCTGCATTTTTTCAGCCAAAGGCTCAAGTGCATCACCTATCCTCTTCAACTCTGCTGTCTGAGAATAATTCGCTGGATCAACACCACCCTGACGCATAATGTCCTCTGTAATCGACACTAAATTTGGACCCACATCCGGGCCAAATATCACTTCCCTCATGTTAGCCTTAATTCCGGACACACCAGATCTGGCCCCACGCTGCTCTCTACCTATTCGTTGCCTCTCTTCAGCCAAGTACTCAGCCAGCCCCCTAACAGTTTTATGCGCTTGCTTGGCAACAGATTCAATCCCCTGCTCCTTTACAACACGCATCCAATTCTCATACGATATCACAGCAAGTGCCAATGCCTTTTTCTCTGAATTCTTAGCTCCCAACCAATCATCCACGGCGTTGTGCAGCCTACCAAACTGATATACAGCATTGCCCACGCCAGCCGCCAACAAAGCAAAGCTACCACCAGCCACTACCATGGGACCTAAGATACCACCCAGAAGCGCAAAATCCTTCACCAATCCCCCCAAGCCTCCCAACGTCCCACCCTTCTTACTGCCACGTATGTCTTTCAGAACCCCCAATATCTCCTTTGTATACTTCGCCTTAAACGCACCCTTATTCCAAAAATCAGCCAAAGCTCCAGTGCCACGACCTTTCTCTTCTCCAGATCCCATAAACTCCTGCATTTTACTTAGCATGCCAGAGATTCCAGCGAGTGGGGTGCCTGCCCCACGAGCTTCCGCCACATCATTCTCGCCCCCAAACGGCGAATACGAACGAAGACGCCCACCAAGCCTACTCTGCTTACGTTCCTGCATCTTCTGACGAACGCCCTTAGCTACGCCCGCAGCACCCTTTGCCACCTCATACCCAGCACCCAATATTGGAGCAAATGGACCAGCCAATGCCGTTGCTGCACCACGTGCCAGATCACGACCCAAACCAAAGGCCCCAGGAGCCGCTCCAGACAAAAAACTCGTCGCACTAGCACTCCGCTCCCCCGCCGCCTGCTTAACGCCCTTACGGACGACCTGATGCGTCACATTAAGATCCTTAGCAGAGAGACCAGTCTCCTTTTCGACTTTGTCCAACCTATCCCTCAACGCCTTGATCTGAGACACCTGCTCTAACAGGCTCTTCTTCTTGTCCTCAATCTGCCCTGTCAACTCATACAGATTCTTGGCATCTTTCCTATTGATGGACCCGCCCTGAAGAATACTCTCAATGATCCCACGAACCCTCTGAATCAGGGACACGGCACTATCGATTTCGCATTTCTGTGGACTCTGGCCATACAGCCCAGAAAGGGACCTAAAGAATGCCAAATAATCCCTAGTGTATTTGGTGTGAATGGCCCTCAGCGTCTTCATGCTATACTGATCCACGCCAAACATATCACCACTATTAAACTGCTGATTTCGACCCATTGCCCTATCCCTTAATACGCTCTCTCTCATCCTGAATTTGCTTCATAAGCCTACTGTAGAACCAGTCCAACATCCTTGAACTTGTATTCCTGAGATCCCCCAATGTAAAGCCAGGAACACCATGACACAATCGAAACTCACGTTCCAAAAGTGTCTGTAAGGGTCTGACCATCTGGAAAAAAGAAGTTAAGTCGAAAGGGCACATCTACCTCTTCTTCCTCACCACACCTAGGACACTGAAATTTGGTAGACATATCTGGACCATGGAAATTCTTCTCATGCCACGACCTAATAGTTCCCAGGTCGCGGACACCCATCTTATTCAATTTTGCCATACGTCCCAACACATCCTCATCCGACACTATGGAACATGCCCATGTGAACATGTATGCATCAGCTGCCTTTCTCTTCTCGATCTGGATCTGATCACCAACAGTCAGAAGACGCAGGTTCACAGTATCCCCAGAAGGCAGAAGAAGTGCATGAGGCTGTGCAAAACCATCAGGAAGATCGATACGCTCCAGAGTCCTCAGATCGATCATGGGCTCAACCTGCTCCAAACAATGTGTACAGACTGTGCGCACCTTCATGTATTCACTGTATGAATTGATGTATTCCCAGAGGATGATGTACAGACGATCACCCAGTGTCAGCTTCTCCACCTCAATGCCCTGCACGACATCACGGAGAATCTGGAAGAACTTCGATTCCACATTCACTGGATTGATTTGCGACAATACAATCTCATCTTTACCTATGTACGGACGTACTCTGATATCCTCCGGACTCACATCATAAGGAATGCACTTAGACGGCAACTGAATTGGCAAATACTCACTCATTTCTCTCTCCGACAAATTTGAGTAGCTGCAGGTTGATACCTCCTCTAATAATGACGCTCCCAATGCGGTCACACCATTGATTGTACACCCACAACTCCACAGTTCTGTGGCCATGTCCCCAGCCACACTTGTAATGCCCTCAAATAGATCCAATCAAGCTCGTCAACACAGCTGTACTGGAAGGGGTGATCACAATTCGATCCACTGCAAACTCCACCACATACTTCAACACCTCATCACTACTATAGGACAGGTCCACGAATGGCTTACGGATGGGGAATGCTCCACGCACCTCGAACCGCACGGATTCCGCCTGAGATCTGTTATACATGGCAACGTACATGTTCTTCTTATAATGGATTTTTGGATAATAATACCCCTCCTCATCAACCACCAAATTGTACCATCCATGGAAGTAACTCAACACCGAGCTATCCTCCGGAGCCAAAAAGGTGGCAGTAACCTTCGTGATGTCCTGCATCCCAGCATAGAACCTTTGGAATGCACCATACTTCAACTGTGACAAGTTGGTCATGCCATAGTCTCCGAACTGGACATCCTGGCAATATTGAGATATGAAAAACCCAATATTGCCATTGATATTGTGAGGAAGCAGGAGCTGCCAATTGTATTTACGTTGAAGCATCCACGTTTTGGACAGCCCTGAAAATCCCACACCAAAAAGGTCGAGGCCCAAATTTGCCATTAGTCCACCAACTCCCAACGATCATAACTGAACGTCACATTGTAGTAAATTGATGTATCATCTTCGTAGTTCAAAGGCACATCATCCATAGTCTGAACATATGCACCAACCACCTTGATTGTCATCCATACCGCTCCCTGTGTATCCAAACACCGCAGATAGATGTCAGATTTAATAGCCACATCTGGACCACCAACACCAGTCTTTGCACTCGTGATAGCCTCCGACCATCCATGCAGAGCATCGAATACCTTTCGATCTGTGCCCTCAATGAATGTCATCGCCCACGAATGAGACATGACAAGCTTGCCGGGGAACTTGATTCCAGGAGTACCCTTGAACGGAATCAGAATCTCTCCGTGACTACGACCCGGAATGATCGTAGTTTGGCATCGCAGATCCATAACATTCGAATCCCCACCACCCACAGGATTGGTAAAGAGCATTTCCCACAAATATGTTTTCGCAGGATTTGTCAGGTTGTTTTTCAATACGTCAACGCCCATATCAGCCATGATACTTCTCCTTCTTTAGCTCAACCACCATCAATAGATCGCTCCACGATCAACCAGCTCATTGAAAGTAGCGCCTGTGGTAGTAACAATTGTTTGAAGACGAATAAACTCCGCAGCCCTCACCGGCTTCACAAACACATCAACTCGCAACTCATTGTTGTCAATGATAGCTGCCGTGTTATTTGTAGTGTCACAAAGAACCTTGTACCCACCATCTCCAGCTTCAGTCTGGAATGC